GTCGTCCGGGAAAACATCAAGGTGTTCCTAAACGATCTTCTGGCGGTAACCAAGTACGACTTCACAACCCAAAGCCCAATCGTTCTTAACGAGGCGAGGGTGAAGACGCTGCTTGGAATCAAATAGCAGCCTGTCAATACGCGGCTATCCGCGGAAGGCGAGGCCCATGCCTGACCCTGAGGCATTCACTTACACGATAGACGACCACGGCACCCGCCGAGAAGTCACCCTCGATGCCGACATGCTCGGCATTTTGGAGGGCAAGTCTTCGTTTGTCCAAACCGAGACTGTGATGCTTGAGACGGGAGTGGCCCTCCATCGAGCCGTGTACGCAAAGCGCCACGGCCTCGAACTCAAAGCGGTGCCGAAGTTAATTCGGCTCAATGGAAACAAGCTAGATTGTCGAACTTCCAATCTGGCTCCGATGCCATCGAAGTACGTTCCCGCCAATCTCGTCGTTGTTCCTAACGCCGAGATGCGCTCCATAGTGACTGAATACGGAGAGGTCCTAGACCCCTACTTGATTCCGGCTAAGTATGTACCGGAAGCACGCCGGGTTGGTATTCATTGCACTCCTGACAAACATGCCCGTCACTGCCGCGCATGTCGGGAACAGATAACTACGAAAGAGGATTTCCTGGCAATCCTGATCCAACGACGCGATGGCTCTCCCCCAACAAAGGGATTCCTTCATCTGTACGAATGCACGCCCAAGGACCAAGAACTACCCAACAGCCTCAGCCTGCCAGAATGCTGGGCGCGCCGACAAGAGTATGAGAATGACCACCCGGAACTGTATCCCCAGCGCGAACCCGACAACGACGGATATGGTTACACGGAAGACGACGAGCCCGATTTACCGACGATGGTTTACGTCAGCACTGCCGTTAGGAAGCTATGCCCATTCTGTGAGGAGGTGGCGATTGGGCTGGACGACTTTGAAGAATCCTGCAACCATCTCATCTCCGAACACGGTATGATCTGTTTGCATGTCGGCTCCGAGACGGATCGTGATGACGACGGAGCGCTAATTCACTCGACAGTAGCTGTCTTCAGCAGGACGCCGTTGGGCAAAACCACCACCAAAAGTTCGGATCAGGACGACCCCCTCTGACACCTCAATATGTGCTTGATCCGGTTACGTCCGGAGCCTTCTTTGTTGCACACATATATTTGTAGCCGCTTCCAGCTTATCCACAACCCTTTCTGCGCCCGCACGCGCAGCAAGATGTGATTGTGGTAGCCGCGCGCGCGTTCCGCACGCGAGCCCAGCAGCTTCCTGCTTGACATAATCAGGAACTCGGAACATGGGGCCGACCAATCGGGCAGATTTTTATCGTCAGGACACACGACAAAGATTATGGCATTGCGACTTGAGCACTGCGATGTCTGCGCGTGCGGAGCACATCTGACGTTGCAAAGATGCAAAAACGTCAAAGTCCAGGGCCAGTACGCCTAAAAGACTTAGCGATCGTAGCGACCTGCGCGTCGTAAATTGCCTTTTGGCTAAGATCATATTCAACCCGCAGTGTTCGTTCGATCCCGTCTGCCAGAATTGTCTTCTGATAAAAGACCTTCCGCCCGTCACTCCACGACACAACAAACCAGTCCTGGCGCTGTATCTTGTATGCTGCCATTGGATGCTGGGCTACCGTATTCCGGAATAGTTCAGAGATGGTCTCCCCGGTCACATTGTGGGACCCAGATACTGAAATAGTCGCATCATGATTTCGGGACAAAAACACGCGCCCATCTCCGTTAGCAGATTCTTGCTGTGGGATGAAGAGATCTCGTGGGTAATCTACGACGTAACCGAATCGGGCGTTGTTGTAGCCATCGGATCGCTGTGTTTGGGGTAACTGCGTTACTGGCGGTTTTTGCTGCGCTTGTTCAGGGCTCATCACCCCCGCCTGGAGAGCGGGACTTTTCACAGCCATCTCGCTGGTTGCCGAAGGAGTACCCCGATCTACATCGGTCGCAGCAGCTTGGCTCGGGGGAATCGTTGATGCGCCACTTGGTATTACCCATTTGGGCTTGGGCGCGGGATAGCAGACTCGGCCCATCTTCGCGGGTCCGGGCCCTACCAACACCTCATTCTTCACAATACCGACTAGCGGGCCACAATAGCCCAAAACAGTTCCGTCGTCCGCGATAGAGTTGTAGTCCTGAATAGCGTTTTGATAGCCCATGGATGCCGCCAGAGCGAACCAGGCCATAGCTTCCTTCCGGTCCTGTACGACTCCTTCGCCCTTACCGAACATGTAACCTATGTTGTTGGCAGCGGTGGCGTTCCCCCGCTGTGCAGCTCTGCCAAACCAAAGAAGCGCCGCATGGGAATCTTGTGCTACGTATTCACCGTTGAGGTACATGTTGCCGAAAATAAGGCCGGCCATGGCATCGCCCCGTTCGTAACCTAATTGCAACCATTTCTTAGCCTCGCTTGTATCTCGATTAACGCCCCACCCCTTTAGGTACATAATTCCCAAACCAGTGGATGCATATGCGCCTCCCACGCCGGCTGCTTTGCGGTACCAATCTGCCGACAACTGATAATCCTTGGCAAGGCCCAACCTTCCTTCGAAGTATGCATTGCCCAGTTTAGTCATGGCATCCGCATCCCCAGCCGAAGCTTTAGCCCTGAGGGTGTCCGCCTCGCTCATGACCGACGCTGCTTGGTTGGAAAAGGGAGTCCTTGCGCCATTACCCCAACCAAGCATACACGTGACCACAATTCCAGCCGACAGAACTATGCCAGCAGCAATGAGAATTAGCGTTTTCTTCATCGAGAGCGCCTGAATCGCAATCATTAATCCTTATGGATTGAATTGGGGTTGCTGCGAAACTTGGCCCGGTGTCTGCGGAAAACTACCCAAGCCAGGACTGCGCCGATGACCGGTGGGTACAACGGGATCGGAATGCGGCTGGCTCGCACGTCCAACAGCCCATAGAAGCCTGCTATCAAAGCGCTGGAGATAACAAACGTGGCAGCCGCCGCAAGCCAAGCGTTCGCAAGAATAAACGTGGCAACTGCCGAGAGCCATTTCTTCATGTAAGCTCCTCCCACTACCCTGGGTAAGGGCGTCCCACAGAGCCCGAAGGAGACCAAAGCCCCCCGTATCATTTTTAACAGGAAGCTCGAATCGTCCGGATTGTACTGCGGGTGAGCGGGTTTGCAAAGCCAAAGCTGAATCTGCATCCAATACGGTCCCATTTCGGGCTTTGCCGCGTAAATCGAGATCGTTGCCGAACAGAGGGCTGCGGCTGCGGGTCAAGTCTAACCACGGGGCGTGGCAGGAACACAAAAGGGCTCCGGCGCAAACCGGAGCCCTCTTCGGCGTATGAACTTTGCGCCGCTACAGCTTGAGCACGACCTGCTCCAGCAGCTTTTGCAGATTGCCTTGCGCCGCTGTCTGATTCGTCAGCATGATTTTTATATCCCCACTCTGCTCCCGCAATAACTCTAGCTGCTCGTGGTGCATCTCGCTTTGCGTCGTGATGGCGTCGGCGAGATGGTTGATCGATTCGGCGATATCCCGGATCGATGACAGCGCGGAAGTCTGCTGGGAAAGAATCGCCGATTGCATCTTTTGCAGGTCGGCAAAACTCTTGTCGTCAGAATCCACGTGCCGGTCAAACGTCTTGCGGAATGCGTTCATCGCTAACTGCGACCAGATGAACAGCGCTACGCACAGGAAAGAAGCACCGAGATAAGGGCCGTATTGCAAGGGGGCGGTGATGGGTTCAAGCATGGTCTGGTACATCTCTGGGGATCAACTCCTAACAGATGGGGCCGATAATTTGCTACGGGGTCGTTGTCGGAGCTGGAGTCGGCACGGCGGGGGTTGGAACAAACGGAGCCGGTTTGTTCTGGGCTATTAGAGCCCGCTTCTTCGCGATACCAGCAGCCTTCTGCGCGGACAGGTCATGGCCATTGGCAACGGCATACGATTCCATCGCCGTCTGGTTGTTTTGCATCAACGTCACCCCGGCTTGAATGGTTTGTTGCCGCGTGGCGGAAGCAACAGGAATATAGACGTGGTAGGCTGCCCCGTAATCGTCCATTAGAATCACCTGTTCGCGCTTTTCATTCACGTCGATGATTGCTTGCACAACGTCGATTGCCATAATTTTCCTATACCATTGACCCACCCGACACCGGAGTGGGGTTAACCGTACCGCTGCGCGGCCCGCCCATGCCAGCTACCGCACCACCGCCGACAATGCCCGGAGCCGCAACCCAGTCGGTCAGCTCACCCATCGTAGTAAAGCTGCCGACCATCAGGTAACCATCGCTTAGCGCCGCCGCATTACCTGATCCTTCCGTCCATTCATAGCCGCCGTTTCCTTGGTAATAGCATGTAACTGATGTGCTGGGAGGCCATTCCCCGTAAGTGATTCCCGCAGGCAATGTGATTGTCGAGCCGTTTCCCATTGTGGCGGTGGCAGAGGTTCCCGGCCCACCAGGCCCATACCATTCGACACCCCACCACACTCCGCCGCCTGTTCCTTCTACAACATGGCAAACAGGGTTCAGCGTCATGTTATTTGTTTGGTTGAAGGGGATATTGCTCAACAGGTTAGTCGTGCTGAGTACGGTCGTGGTCTCAGAGACAGTGTAGTTGGCCACCGATTCAAACTCTGATATGGCACCATTGGCCCGCACTGCGTAAATCTGCACGTTATACGCCTGCCCGCAGACCACGCCAACGATGTAGCACTGAGTTGTGGTGCCACTGACCTGAGCGACCGTGTTCCATGTTGCTCCACCTGACGCTGGCTGTGTCTGGACAACAATGTATCCGCCCGTGGTAACAAACGGATCATCCGGCTCAGTCCACGTAGCCAAGATGCGGGGAATGATGATTCCGTCTGCGCCAACGACCGCTGTGGTGCTTCCACTGGTGAGCACAAGATTTGTCGGCGATCCCACTTGGAACGAGTCGGCCATCAGCGGGGAATTGGTGTTTTCCATTCCCCGCTCTTCAGCAGGCGACCACGTGTAGATGCTTGGGTCCGTCTCGCAGACATCAAGCTCACACGCGAGGGTTGGGGCCTCCTTGCCTTCCTCGTTGTAACTGATCTTTGGCACAAAGCGGAAGTTGGTGACTTCAAGGTTCTTGTTACTCCAGGTTAGCGGAGAGAACGTCATCTGAATGGCATCGACAGCTTGTGTCTGGTATGCCGCCAGATTCATTTGCAAAGTGCCGGTCCCCTGCCAGCGGTTGCGCAGCAGGAATATTTTCATCAGGCGCTGGACGGTTGCGCAGCTCTGCACGAACTGATAGCGGCGATCCATGTACAGCTTGGTGCCGCCATCCTGGGCAAGATTCGGGTCCGTCGTGTATCCGTGCAATGCGTCTTGCGCATACTCCGGGGCGTCCGTCGGCTGGTACTCACCGGAAAAAACATTGGGGTCACGGTAGCCGTTCGACATCAGACCCATAATCATGTACGGGTAAACCGGGCTGACATACGTTGCCCGCACGGTATTGAACAGATCACGGAACTTGCGTCTTGGGGTCCATTTGACGGGTCCGACTAAATCGCCCTCGTCGAACTCCAGTGACGTTCCGTACCACGCGGCGGGGTAAATCTTGATCAGACCACCGCTGACCGAGATGCGGCCTTCCATGGCCATCAGCATCGAATCGAGGATGTCGCCTCGATTGTTGCTATACCGGAAGCTGCCGTTGATCGTGTACCGTGCCTCGGTTAGTGCCTGTCCGACCGTGCCCGCAACCCAGATAATATTGTTGTCTTGTGTGGTGGCACCTTCAGTCGTTGCCCATGTCGGCTGGCTGCCGCCTGAATACCCGATCGCCTGATTCGTGTACCCTTGCACAGTTTGCAGTCGGCCATTGCTGTCGTAAATCACCTGCCCGATGGCGTATTCGTAATTCGCAGCCCATGCGCCGGGTTGCACCGCGAGCTGAACCTGCTCGTCGCAGATATTCGCAGCGGCGATCAGTTGATCTTCGTCGATCTCGACCGAGTAGTTGCAGCCGAAGCCAAAATCGGGGTTGCACAGGTAGTCGGCAATGATCAGCGCGGCATTGTTCGTCCAAATGTGGGTTGCCGGGTTCGGCGTAACGCCATCGCTCAGGAATTGCGCCCCGAGGCGAGGGTCATAAATATCGCATTTGCCATGGATATCGGCCTGAAGATTGGGCGGGCTGTTAAAGATGCTGGAGTCGTACTCAGCCCGACAATATGTCGAGGCCAACCCGTTCAACGTGCAAGCACTGTCCCAAATGGCTCCGCCGTTGCCGGAGTTATTTGTCCGGCTGTACAAATCTTGAAACCAGTAGCCAGCGGATGAGCCGAGAGTATGCGAGGCCGCAGCCTTCCCTTTGAAGTTGTACTTATTTCCGGCATCGTCATAGTGATCTGACGAGTCCAGGAGGCTGTTAGTACCGTAAACGGTTGGGTCCGGCCCGTTGCCCTCCGCCCAATATGCTCTGCGGTTATCCAGATAGAGGTTATCAATGCTTTGCAGGGTATGAGAGGCCCAGATGCAAATCTGATTAAGTTGGCTGTTGCTGTTCGTGCTCGCCCAATAAACTACGGTGCCGCTTGCCCTGGTTTGCCCGTAGATTACTTGACGGGAGCCTGCCGCCTCCCTGACAGAAACGCTATTCGTATTGCCGCTGGCAAATTCCGCAGCGATACCCATCAGCACCATTGAAGCGCCGAGGCCAAGGACTGCGGGTTCGATTTCGATCAGGAAGGGGATCAGTGCTGGATCAAGGAAAGCTGCGACCCCGAGGCCAACGATCATCCCGATTCCCTCAATGATCTTCGCCATTACTGCCCCACCTTCCATGCGCGCAGACACCGGCGCAGCGGAATTTTGTGGAGTCCGGTCGGCGTCACAAAAAGAGCATGAATGCCATTGAGGTGAACGACGCCAGCAGCTAACCCCTCGGAGCCCTGATAAAGTGCGAGGTCTCCCCGCTGGGCTAGCATGACCGTCTTCCACTCCACCAAGCCGTGCTGCTTGGCCGCATGGACAGCGGCATCCTCTACCGTTGAACCAGCCGTCACGGACTTAATCGTTGCGTTGGCCCCGGCTTCGTCGGTGTATTTGCCCCGGAAGTCGCCAGCGAAATCGACGCCGGTAAAAGATTGAATGGCATCAGCAGCGAACAAGGCACAGTCGTTCTTTCCCCAGGCGAAGGGTTGCTTCCCTCGCGCTAACAGGAATTCATGCAGCCGTTGCTGCCAATCGGGCTTGCGAATCACGCTCACTAGTTCCACCCCAAATGCATGTTCTGGATGTACGCGACCCACCGCAGCGAGCCGTCGGCTGGATATCGGCTGCGCTGGTCCTGGTCGGTGAGCCTGCCGCCCGGAGCCCGTTGCATGTCAGCAAAGCGGCTCTCAACAGAAATGGAAACCGTTACCGTGTCCGTGCTGATGTCGATAGCGGGCTGATCCACCAGACCGATGAACGCAGGAATAGGTGCGCCGACCAAGGCTCCGCTGATGTTCAAGAAACCGAGCTGCACTTTGGCAAGCTGGCCAAACTGAACATTGGAGAGTGAGTCGTCTAACAGGTTGGTCGGGATTCCTGATAACTTGAGAGAGATCCCTTGCGCGGTGACGTCGGACCCTTCCTGGAGGCTGGAGACACTCCCGAAATTACCCACGCCGGTATAAGTCTGCCCGTCATAGGGATTGACGAAGTTCCCGGCCCCCGTCCAGGCGTAAATCGTCTCGTTGCTGAAGGCGATTGACACAAAGAACACGGGTCGCACTACATTGCTGGTGAGCTGGGCTGCGGTATTGGAATCAAGGGTTCTGGGCATAAGCTACTTCGGGAGAGGCGAGTGACGGGCAATCGAGATATTTTGGGATGGCGCTTAGCGGCACTCTTCAATCTTCAGGGACAGGCCGACAGTCTTTGTCTCGCGGAATGTGTAATCACGCTGGTTAGAGGCGAGGCGGAACAACCCGCTGCAATTCGTTGTGATAATGGCCGTTCCGTCCGTCACCTGCTCACGTAGCGACGGCCAAATATTGATCGTTGCATTTCCGCCGGAGTCACTGTTTACGGCGCTGGAGACGACGACATAAAGTCGGTAGCCAATCTGGAAATAATCGCCCGGCAGAAGTAACCTGTTCGTATTTGCACGCCAACCACGAGTTACCAGAACAGTGGATGTGGCTGAGTTCGTGCCGTTGACGACAGGTGTTCCGGCCGGACTTCCAGACGGCTTCTTTCCGAGCGGATCGCCAATCTGAAACGCATTGAGTCGGCCCCGGCATTCCAACAGGAATGCCACCCAGGTCCGGGCGTTCGCATACGACATGGGCGGCAGAGAAGCATTAACTGTCCAATGATCGCCACCAACCCAATACTGCGTCTGGCTCTGTAAGGTGAATGGGCTCTGGGTAACGCCTACGCTGTCAAATGCGGAGAAATCCAATTGCTTCCACGCAGGGATGGAGGGTGTGCTGATAATGTTCCAGCCGTTGAACGTGCCGATAATCATGTTGCCTAACTGAAGGAGCTGTTAGCTGAAGAGCCAGTCAAACCAATTGCTAACGGTAAAGGTACTGCTATCCACATAAAATGCGATAGAAGCACCGGGATGCACCAAGCCATAGACGTTTCGTACATCGGTGTTTTGTGTAGCGTGGTCGCACAATTCCGCAGCACCACATCCGGCCAAGTAGGTCGCGAAACCGGGGCTGTAATCATAGGGAACGTGCAGCGTGCACGTTGCCGCTGCGTAGCCCGAAACGTTGGTGAACACGTAGCCGTTCGGCGAAACCATAGGCCGAACTGGATACGGCGAAGACGCTGTGCTAGGCACCACGCGGGTGGAGGTTAGGCTGGGCGAACGTGTGCACGTGACACCAGACCACGTAAATTCAAACCAATCTTGCAGCACGGGTGTTCCACCGGCTGCCGACACTTTGTAATAGTGGCCAGGCAGCACCGGGCAGAACGTTGTCATGTAGGTGGCTGAATCGCTTATTTTCTGGGTGAATATCTGCGTGGTGGGACTGGAGCTAGTGTCACTTACTACTGTAACCACGGCTCCGTTTCCGCTCACCTGTGTGGCCACGAACATCATGGAACTGCTGGTGTTCTGGTATGTGGTACCCAACGCACGGGAAGCCTTAACGCTGCCGGAGCTAGCAACCGAACCTTTGAGCAGGCTGAATTCCACCCAACTCTGTATCGCGCTGCCCGTAACCCCACCGACCGGGGCGAACTTGTAATAGTTGTTTGGCAGCACCAGCATCATGCCGTAGAAAGCCCAGCCCGAGGAGCTTGCCGAATTCATCTGCCACACCACAGTCGTGGGGCTGCTGCTAGCATCCGTGATGCCTTGCAATACGGTCACCGAAGAGTTGCCCGAAAAGTAGCAAACGACCAGCAGCGGATACCCTGTGGTGTTCTGGTACACCGTACCAAGGGCACGGGATGAGGTGACAACGTTCGGCGTCCAGATTGGTGGCACGGTGTAACCAGACACGGGCACCCAGCTTGAACCGTTGTAACTTAGCATCTGGTTGGGGAGCGGGGTGCCCGTTGCCACCACGTTGGGATTTAGTGTGCCCCACGAGCTGCCCACGTATGGGACCAACGTATTGGTCGGCGTGCAGAGATAGAATTCACCCGTGCTGCCGGACACCGCTGTGCCATAGGTGGCTTTGAACGCCATCGCCAGCATTTGACCAGTCGCCGTGATGCTGCCGAAGGCTACGTTAATCGCACCAGCCGTGCTCAGCACTTGGTACTCTAGTGCGAGGTATCCACTGCCGTTGCCAGAAACGGTCCCCTCTTGTGGCATGGTGAAACCAGTGCCAGCAGTTTCAGCGGTGCTGGAGTAAGCCACACCGATAACGAGGTCACTGTTAGCCGTCGTGGTCAACGGAACTGCTGTGGTGGTTGTGCTCGAAGAAGCACCTGTGGCATCGGGGGTCACGGAGAGTATGTTGTTAAACTCCGCTATGATCATGCCCGAACAGTAAGCAGAACGCGAGCCGGTGACCGTTACAGTACAGCTACCCGTCGCGGTCGCAAAGCCAGCAAAGACAGCACAGTCGTAGGATTCGGCGCCACCTTCTGTGCCATAGGTGATTAGCGAGTAAGCAGTGCCGCTGCCAAGGTTATCGGTCGGCGTGAAACCAGAGTTAGGGATGCCCGTGCCACTGCCAGACACAACCACCACAATCAAATCGCCGCTGGACACGTTGCTTGTGAAGGTAACTGCCGGGCTATTGCCCGAGAATAGCTTGGACTGGACCAGCGTTGGAGTGTTAGGAACACCGATGTTGGGCGTGGGGTTGGTGCCCGTGATAATCGTGGCACCACCACCGCCCCCTCCCGTAGCGGCTTGGTTTGTCCACTTGCTGCTGGTGCCGTTATAGGTAAGCACCTGTCCGTTGGAAGGCGACGAAATGGTAACGTCGGTGTCGCCTGCAAGTGTGGTGGAACCACCGCTGCCCGATGGCGTGTTCCAAGTGCCATCACCACGCAGATAGGTGCTAGAACTGCCACCGCTGGGGATCTGTGCCATGGGCAGGCTGCCCGTGGTGATGTCGCTAGCGGAGATCGTAACGTTGCTGCTTAGTGCGTGCCCATTGACCGTTGTGGTTGTTAGCACGCGGTTACTCAGGTCGTTCGTTAGGTTGGTGACGCCACTTTCGGGGATGGCTGGTATGTCGGCAACCACCAGAGCACGGTATCCCGGTGTCGCAGCACCACCAGAGGCCGGGCCAGCCATAACAATGTTCGCGTTCTGGTTGGCTTTAGTTATCGCCAGCGTACCACTGCTGGTGATGGGTGAGCCGGAAACAGATAGTTCGCTGGGTACAGTCAATGCCACCGATGTGACAGTGCCACTGCCCACAATATTTGCAGGCACCCACGACGTGCCGTTGTACTCTAGTACCTGCCCCGTGCTGGGGGAGGTGGTTGCGACAGCCGTACCCTGTAACCCCGTGGCATTAATCGTGGATGGTAGCTGGGCAGCGGGCAACGTTCCGGTCGTGATGTCACTGGCCGAAATCGTTACGTTGCTTGAAAGTGCATGCCCGTTAATGGTGGTCGCGGTGGCCACCCTACTGGTGTCGCTGGGGTGCACGTGGTCTTGACGTGCGAATAATGTGGTGACGCCCGCTGCCCCGGTGCCATCCATGAGCGGGGTGGCTGTTGCTGCTTGGCCTAGTTGATAGCCCGTGGAGGGCCATACACCACCAGACACCGGTCCATATAGGATGTTCGTGGTGGTGCAGAAGTACCAATCACCGTTTGATGCATTAACCGGGAACGACGTGGCTGCTTTTAAAGCTACAGCTTGCAGCCCGGCGGACGCAGCGTAACCCGAAGCGAAATTTGCCGTGACCGTGCCCGGTGTTGTGGCTACTAGGTATTCCCACGCACTTTCACAATTGCTGTTGATGCTAGTGCCTAGGGATGTGAAACCCGAGGCCGCTGAGGGGTCATAACCTCCCTGCGTAATTATTGCTGCCATGACTAGATCGTTAGCAATGGTCGTGGTTAAACTGACACCCGTGCCCGTAGCTGTGGCGGAGACGTCAACCACAGTGCTGGCACCAGAAATTTCCGCCACACCCATGGCTTGATCATAGGTGGGTGTTCGGCTGCCGCTTAGACTTATGGTGCAGCTACCAGAAGAGGCAGCTACAGCAGCGAAGTATGCGATGTCATAATTGCTGCCAGTGAACACCCACGCCACACACGGATAGGTGCCTGACCCCAAGTTATCGGTGATAACATAACCGGTATTCGGGATGCTTGTGCCCTCGCCCATTACCACCACAACAATCAGGTTTCCAGCCGTGACATTTTTCGTGGTCAGCGTGTAGGTAAATGGTTCAGCGCTGGTGGTGGCCACCATGGCACTCTGCTGCACGACTGGTGCTGGGGCTGCCCCTGAGTGTATGACCCCGGTCAGTAGAAAACCATCTACCGGCCACACCCCACTCACGCGGGGGCCATATAGTGTGTCGGTCGCGGTGTTGAAATACCAGTCGCCATCAGCACCGACGGCACTGGTGCCCGTTCCACCTTTGAACGCCACCACCAGCATGCAAGGATCTATAAAGTCGCTGCCGGTAAAGCTAGCAGTGAGGGCTCCAGCCGTGGCTATGGTGGCATAAGCGAAGCCACAAGTTATGGTGTTACCTTCGTAGGAACACGAACCACCAACACCTGCGGTGAAGCCAGAGCCGGGCACGACGGTGGTGGCGAGGGTATCGTCTAGTGCGGCGATGATAAAATCGTTGGTGTCGGTAGTGGTCAAGCCAACGCTCATCACGCTATAGCTGCCACCACTCACGTCCACGGTCGCAGTGCAGCCCTGAACCTCTGCCAGCACATAACCCGAATAACTGTTGAGAGCAGTTGATGCACCGTTACCCAGAGTAATGGTGCAAGCCCCCGCTGTGGGCGCTATCGCCGCATAAACTTCTATATCGTTGGCGCACGCACCGGGGCCGACTTGGGAAGCTACCAAGGACCAGCTAGAACCAAGCGTGTCACTGATGGCCAGTGCCCCGGTGGTGGTTCCAGCACCGTTGCCATACAAGACCATCGTGATCAAGTCGCCGCTGGCTACGGGGTTGTCTAGTGCAATTACCGATTGTGGGTTGGCGAACGGTGAGATGGCGAATGGGTTGCCGATAGTGGTTGCCGACAGGCTGGCCCCCGTGCCCACTTCGTAACCATAATAGATTGCACCGCTCGGGGTGTAGGTGCTGTCCACCGCTGTGGCCCCAGCCTGACCGTTGAAAACTACATCCCACGTGATGGTCCCGTAGGTAGGGTATTCAAGCGACACACCGTAAGTGCCAGTCAGCGTGGATGCGTTGACCGGCGATAACGGATATTGCCCACCGATGGCAGTCCACACACCACTGGTGACTTTGAAGACTTGGCTAGGGTACTGGCCAGCACGACCATCCAGCCGTATGACATAACCATTGGTCGTGGTGCCACTGCCCGAGGCATAGAAAAAGATGTCTACAACGTTGGCATTAAGCGTGACGTTAAATACCCATGCGTAACTAGGACCAGCGGAAAGCGTGCCAAGTGTTGCACCGACTTGCCACGCGCTAAGATTGCAGCCCGAAGATACAGCACTTGTGACCGGGAACGGGCCAGCGTTGGCATTAGATAGCTGGCCGAAATTGCTTTGTACCAGTGCCGAAGTCGCTACGGCTGCATTAAGGTTGCTGACCGTGCCGTATAGAATCGTGGTGCCCGGCTGGGGTATCGTCGGCTTGTTAAGGATTTCCGCAACACCACTCGCCGCATTCCAGTCGCTGTTAACTTGTGCAGCCGGGATGGTTGGTTTGTTGGTTAAATCGTTGTATGAGCTGGAGGCTGCTACAGTAGCAAGCCCCAGATTGGTGCGAGCAGCCGTGGGGCTGGCCACATCCGAAAGGTCGTTCGCCTTTAGCAGTGCGGTCGCCAGCGCTGTCGCCACTGCACTGTCGGTATATTGCGTCGTTGCTACATTGGCAGAATCGTCGTCAGCAGCCTGCGTCGTTGCGGTGCTGCCATTGGGTAGGACCGGGACGCCAGTGAGATCACTATATGCGGGCTGGGCAGCCGAGAAATCGCCCGTGTGGCTGTTGAAGCCAGTTAGAAATTCGTGGGCTGTGGGTGTGAACATCTCTACCCAAGTGCCACCACCGCCACCCGTGGCCCATGGCGCGCTATTCAGTTCAGACGTCATCGTCGCAGACGCAGCTAGGGTGGGATTGTAGGTGTCAAAGTTAATGCCCGCGTCTGTTACCGTTACTCCCTTCAGCACCACACCAAGCCCGGTCATGCCATCCACAAACAACACTGTGTACAGAAACGGGGCCACCACGTAATCGTTGGCGATGACACCGTTGGTGATGGGGGCTGAAGACTGTTCTATTACAAGGCCACCACTTTCAGCATGAGCCGGGATGGGGTTGCCATTGGCATCGGTCGGCACGAACGTGATCATGCCGTTCACTAGCAGGTTGCCGCTAGCGTCTTGGAAAGTGGAGCCGGTTATTGGTGCCCACGCCATTCGCTATTCCTTAGCCCACGTATGGGGTCGGGTTGAACGTGTCAAAGTCAATCCCGCTGGTCGTAACCGGTACGCCCGTCAGCGTGACAGAGGTACCCGCGTTACAGTCGGTGATGGTTACCGTGTACAGGAAGCCACTTGTCGGGGATACCTGAAACCCTGAAGCGACAGCCCCACTGGTGATGTTTGCGGAAGCCGGGCCGATGATTAGGCCTCCCGAAGCCGCTAGAACCGGAACAGGGGTGCCGTTGTTGTCCGTGGCCTGAAAACTGACCTTGCCGCTGGCGAGCAAATTGCCGCTGGCGTCCTGAAAGTTGCTGCCTGTAATCGGTGCCCAACTCATTAGTAAGCCCCCTTCGTCTTGGGCGGCCTGCGGGCTTGCAACTCCCGCTGAGCAGCCACCGCACTATGAACACTGGCAACGTGGGATTCAGCGATCGCACGGCGGACTCGCGTTTCAACTTCGGCGGCGTTCGTGCCTCGGGCGTCAATGTGGAACGTATCTCCACCGCGAAGCAGGGAGCGTAAATCGGAATTGCTGGTGATGTGTCCGCCGAGGTTGGAGTGAAGTTCTGGCCCATCCTCACCGACGACGGACAGCCCGTAAGGATTCGGATCGCCACCGGCGGCGAAGCCGGGAATACCCAAAGAGTGCAACAGCCCGCCGCCCGCAAAATCCGAGGTTGCTCCACCGCCACCCGGCATTCCGCCGACGACCTGCACGAACATTGGCATCATCGCGGAATCACCACGTTTGCTTTTGCCGCCGAAGCCTAAGGCCTTGGTGATGGCACCTTCGCCTTGTTTCATCGCGGACTTAGCGGTGCTGGTGGATAGCCCTTCGAACATCCCCTTCCAGTTTGTCTTTTGCCCTGTGAGGGCCTTCGCCATTTGGTCGTTCAGACCCTCAAAAGCTTTTCCGAGAACATCATTCACTTCCTGAGCAGCCGTCCGGGTGTTGATTGACATTTCATCGAAGAAACTTCGCATTCCCGCCATCGGCAAACCCGTGGCCATGGCCATCTTGTCCTGCAATTCAACGATCTCTTTACTGGTCTGCTTGATCGCGGCCGATACTTCTGGCGCCGCTTGATCCATGGTTTTCAAAGCAGCCAACGTTTGTTGCAGGAACGTGATTCTGTCTTTCTCGGCATTGGCCGCCTGTCCGGCAGCCTTGGCGATATTTTCCTGGAGCTGCAACTGAGACTGCAGCGTGGCCTGCTGAATTTGGGCCGACTTGTCTGCTGGGGAAGCAGCGCTACGGTTGATGGCCGCGATCTTGTTCTGGAGTTCCGCCAGGCGGGTCGCTTCCACACCTTGAAGATAGGCCGCCGTCAGTCGCCGCTGGGCTTCCAACTCATAACTTTTATCCTGAATGCTCTGCGTTGCGGCGACATGCGCCTTGGCCTTCGCTTCCGCAAGGATTTCCTCAGCGCGGGCCGCAATCTCGGCCGCGCTGGCATCCAAGTTCTTCAGCTCATTCTCGGCTTGTGCCTGAGCGTTGGCCTGTTGGACTGCTTCTGCGCCTTGGCGAATAGCCATAGCAAGGGCGTTCTCCTGCGCGGTTCTCAGTGTGATAGTTCGTGTGCCGTCAGCCAGCGTCTCGTTCAGCTTGGTAGCCTGGGCGTTCATTTCGCTGGATACAAATGTGTCGCGGAGTTTCTGCTGATCGCCCGCCGACATCGCAGGCAACTGCTTACCACCCTTGGCGTTATGCTCGGCTATTTCTTTCTGGAGCCGGGCAATCTCCAAATCGGCTTTGTCGAGCGCAAGCTGTTTTTGCCGCTCAAGGCTGGTTTCCCGCGAGACCGCCAACATTTTGAGGCTATTGTCGTACTGCGCCTGGGCCATAGCCAGAGCACCCGTAACCGGGCTGACCGGGGCAACGTTGGTGTTCTTGTCCCGCAGGTCGTTGACCTTTGCGGTCAACGCGGCACGCTTTATTTCAGCGTCGATGTACACCAGCTTCTGCTGCTCGGCTGCCAGGACGGCTTGCAGGGGCGCGGTATCGACCGTGCCTATCTTCCGTCCCTCCTCATCGGTTAAAGCAGATTGATTGCGGACATTCGCGTCTGCAATCTGCTTCTGTAACTGCGCAATGACGGTAAGCTGCTGCGCCCGCAGCGCGAGGGTTGTATTCGTCTGGGTCGCTCCCACGTCGTGGGATTCCCCAAGGTTGCCGCCAGCGGCAATCGTTGACATCTCCCGGCTGTGCTCATCCAATAGCTTTTGGATGTCACCTGTTCCGCTTTGCCCGGTGAGGAAACGGACGAACCAGTTCGGCTCCTGTTCTTTTAGGAGCTTGATCTCTTCCTCAACCCCTTTATGTAAAGACGCCGCCAGCTGATCGGCGGCCACCCGAGCCTCGTCTATCGAAACCTTCAGGCTGTTGACTGGTTTGTGCTCCAGCTTCGCAATTTCAACTTCCAGCTTGGCATTGGTCAGGTCGAGCTGATCGTTGCTCTGTTGCTGCTGTAGCTGAAGCCCGCGCCACTGGTCGGCATTCTTTTTCGCAGCATCCGACAACTTCGATAGCGCGGCTGCTAGCTGAAAGGCTTTCTCTCCCGCTTTGACCAGAGCATCGCCAATAGCGACGACAGCAAGTCCAGTGAAAGCGGTGGCCATGGCTTTCGATATGCCCGGCAGAGAGCTGACAAAAGTCCGCACGTGGCGGGGGAGATGGACGCCGAACTCTTCCCCCATCAACGCCAGCGATGCATTGGACTCTTTGATTTCCTGCTGGATCGCGCGCTTAATTTCGGCGGCGGACGCCTTGGCCTTGGCTTCGGCCTTGGTCATCGCGTCGGTGAAGCTCGCGGTGTTCCCGTCAATGTTGATTTGCAGAGAACCGAGGACGTTCGCCATTATTTGTTACCTTGCCTTGCCATCCGGGCCTCGAAGTAGGCCCGCAGGCTGTTCGCCACGCGCTGGCGCTTCTTTTTCGTCATGCGTTCATTCCTGGGCTTCTGCACGTTTGTGCGCCATTGCGAGGGCATGAAATCAGCAGGCTTGGTGCCAGTTTTCGGTGCACCAAGGGAAAAGTTAACGACGACAGAAGCGATGATCCCCGCCAATAATTCCTCGTGCTCGATCTGCTCGCGGTGACGTTTCAAAAGGGAGTCAAACTGGCGCGGGGTGAGGCGGTAGAACTCGTCATTCGTGAGGTGAAGGTTGTACCGGGCGCACGACCAGTAAGACATCCACTGTTGCGCCGAAGTGAGCGCTACTCCGGCGGCTGCGCGTTTGGGTCCGCGTCCGGCTCAGGATGGGATTCCGTGAACGCCCTGGTCATTGCCTGGGTTATTTTGGCGGCTGTCTTCAGTGTGATCAGCGCACCGGCAGACTCCAGCGTGATGTCCGGCTGCAGCTTCAACAGCGAAGCGTAGAGCAGAGCCCGCAGCTTTGTGGCGTCAATCGCCGAGAAATCCAAAGCGTTGAGCAGGTTCAACCCGGTAAGCGATTCGGCAACGACGATGCTATTGAAGTCGAACACCAGGAAGTATTCTTTGCCGTCGATCTCCACGGGCACTTTGGGCAGGGTTGGGTCAACCACGGCAAACGGCTTTTTGGTCATATTGATCCTTGAGGGCCAGGGGTTTCCCCCATGCGAGTGGTGGCAAATTAAGAACCAGCAATCATCGTCAGCAAACCGCTAATCTTCAGCTTGCAATCGCCAGCATCAGCCTTCGTCACCTCGAACGAGTAGTTGCACTCAGTGATGAGGGCGTTGAACGTGTACTTATCGCCAGCGGTCGTCTGAGCGGATGTTTTCGGGAGCTGCACGGTGAACGGGTTGGTTGTGCCCGCGACGAATGCGGCTTCCAACGCCATCTGACCGGCGTCGGTGGAAACGCGATTGAAGTCGAAGGAGATTTCACCTTCATCCAAGATGGTCGCGATGAATTCCTTCTGCGTGCTGGACATGTTCGTCACATCATCGGTGTCGAACTTGCGCCCGTTGATCTTGACGTTTTTAACTTCACCGATGAGGGTTGGGGTGGTACCGATGCTGATGGTCGTACCTGCGCCGGTAATTGCTTTTGATCCTGTGTAGGACATTGGGAAGGGCCTTTCTCGTAGCGGGTAGTTGCTGCGGGTGTTTCGAAATGGCGGGAGAGTTACAGCAGGGGACAACTAATATTGAAACGTCCAGTCGCTCACAGCGCGGTAAACGTGGGAATCTTTGTCGTACAGGTCGATGTCCGTTCCGCAGGCAACGTACTTAATGACCATGCCGTCAGGCAGCGCACCGGTGAAGCCATCGAGCAGGAAGTGCAGCCTGTCCTGAATCGTCTTCGTGTTCAGGTAGGAAATATCGCGGCAATCGAACTGAATACGTTTGAATTGGACGGCGGTAAGGTCGAGGTTTACATCGGTGTTGGCGGAGACATCCGTATAGACAATGGCCGGAAACGTGGACGAGTTCTGCGGCATCATCGTCGGGTAAATGCAATTGCCAACCAGCCCAGCGAGCGTGGTGTCGGCTAGCAGATACGAAACTATGCCCGTGCAGATCATTATTTAGTCAATTCCGGCAGATGGGATTTCATCGTGGCGACGAACTTATCCAGGGCGTCGTTCTTTACGGCGTCATACGCGGGACGCATCCACGGCTTGGCCGCTTCGTGGACAGTTCCAAACTCGCTGAACCTGCCCCAGAAGGCATCCTGTGTTGGGCCGATCCGGGCTATGCCCTGATCCTTGAGAATGTCCAGCTTGACGACAATCTTCATGGACTCGGCCAATTGCCCGGAGTGCGGATCAGGCGGCGGCCCGACCGGAGCGTATTCTTCGAGGGCATCGCGGAATACCTCGCCCGATTGCCGGAGGGAATCTATGAGTGCTCGCTTGACCAGATTTGGGGTAAGCTCCCGCAGCTTTGCTGAAAGCTCATTCAGCCCCGTGACCGTGACTTCTTCGCTCATCAATCGGCCTCGTTGATGACGTAGGCCAGCACGGTCAATTCCCGATTACGCATCTCTGGGTTGATGATGGCCTGCACCGAGAACACTACCGGCGAGCCTGAAGAGCTGGCCCCGCCTGTTTGCGTCCAGACCACCCGGTCGTTGGGCGAAATTGTGATTCCCCACGGGAAGCGAATTTTGATGGTGTAGAAGCTCTGGCCGACGAACTCCGCGATGTCATAAAACAACTGCCCCTTGTGATAATCCACGCTACCCCAGCACGTGTAATAGGTCGTCCATGTGTTCTGCGGCTGCCCGGAGGCGTCCGGGGTCGTAGACAAAGACTGGAATTGCAGCCGCTTGCGGAGCTTGCCGGTGATCATGGCTTAGTTGTTTTCGTAAGAGAAGAAGTGGAACGTGACGGTATCCAGCAGCGCATCCACGGCGAGCGGGATGTTTTTCAGGGGTAGCTCGGACGCGGCTTCCCGGTGCTCGTACCAGTGGGCAACGAGTAAGAGGATCGCCATGCAGATCGTCTGCGGGCAGGTATTGACTTCCACCCCGTCGCCATAGCTCCCGGTTTCGTACGTGATCTGAACGGAGCCAGGGAGATAGACCTGCGTTGCTGGCCATGTGGTGCCGGGTGCCGGGACAAGGCGAGCAGGTTCGCTCGTGTTATCCACGTAATAGCTTGTTGACGGTAGGTTTTGTTGGGTTCCTGTTACGTCCACATACGTGATACCGGTAATCGACACCAGATGAGGCTTCGGCAGCAGAATCTGCTGACCACGCAGGATGCCGTATCGCGCCAGCCAGTCCGTGCGGGGATTACTAGCCTGAATCGTGCCGTGCCAGAACGGGTATAGCGGGAACGAGTCCAGCGTCAACTGCCATGTTTGGTTGAAAAACGAACGGTGCGTAACTTTCTCGGCGTACTGGCGGGCCGCCGTGATAAATGCCGTGATCAGCGCGTCTTCAGCTGTGTTGTCAGCATCGATGCGCAGATGTGCCTTGGCCGTGGTCAAGCTCACCGGCTCGACGGCAGGCGGGGTTACGAGATTGAGACTCAGGGGCATTTAGTCTCTCGTTGCGGTCTCGCGCTGGGAACGAGTGGCTTTCTCCCGCTCCCGTTTTTCCAGAAGAACAGCGAAGCCGCTCTTGACGAAGGCGTGAGCGGTCTTGCTGTCGATGTCCAGCAGTTCGCCGGGAGAGAAAGGAGCGAAGCCCGGAATAAGGAAACTTTGCGTGATCTTGATTTTCATAGGTGGAACGCAGGGGAGCGTGGCTGCTCCCCGCGCGAGGGTTGATTAAGCGTGGATGGTAACGTTGACCAGCGGGAAGGTGCCCGGCAGCATAACAATGCCGCCAGCGCGGGCGAAACCAATAAACCCGATTTCGCCGCTGTCCATGTAACGCTCATTCAAGCGGAAGATGGCAAGACCCGGCTTCACAGGGCGGTACAGATAACCCTGCTTGAAATCGCCATACTGCACGGCGACGTTACCAGCCGCTACGTTCGGCAACGCCTGATTCAGCGTTACCGGCTTGCCCAGCAGCATGTCGAAGGTGTTGGCGGAAGGCGAAGGAACGAACAGCGGACGGCCCAGAGTATCTTCGATCTTCAGGAGATATCCGCGCGTGTTGCTGTTGAAGCTCCAACTCGCGTTGGCTTCGTAGGCTGGATCGAGGTCCGCGTAGGCACCAGCGATGTCAGCGTAGGTCAGCGTTCCAGACGCGGCGGTCGTGAAGCTGTTGGTGTTGCCGGTCAGGATGCTCTGGATGTTGCCTGAGGTCGAGCCGTTGGTCACCAGATAATTGACACCACGGAAGAACCGCTTGCCGAAGGAATCGCGCAGCCACGCCTCGATATCAAACGCGCTGTCCTGCAATTCAGCCAGCGATACCTTCACGACGCCCGTGGTCAGAAAATCGGTGCTGGAAACCACACCGCTGATCGTCGGGTCCGTCTCGCTCACGCCAACCGCTTCGCCAATCACCGTCACCATGTTCCCGGTATCGTTATCCCACGCGATCTTCATCGGCGCGCCGTTGTCGGTCTCGCGGGTTCCAACGATGTTCAGGAGCTGGCCCCACGCTTTCTGCGCGTCGACCAGAACCGGGTAGAACGCCTGCGGGATGAGCTGAGCGCCACCGCTGATCGAGCCGCCAGTTACGGTGCCCAAATCACGGGTTTCCACTGCGGTGAGCGGCATCGCGCTGCGCAGATAGGTTGCATCGGTCACGCCATATCGGACGTAATTGTCGAATGCGCGCTTTTCAGCAGCAGTGCGCTTCTCTGGAGTGTCGTCAACACCGGCACCGGGCTGCGGGCGCGGCGGGGTGACGGAGCTGCGCTGGTCGGCGTTGAACTTCTCAACGCGCTCCATGCGGGTGATGTCGGCCTCGATGGTGTCGACTTCTACGAGCATCGCGTCAAACTTCGTGCGATCCTCAGCGGTTACTTCGGGCTTCAGGACGAGCGCCTGAGCGTCGGCCATCAGCTTATTGCGCTTGTCGCGCAGTTCTTTAGTCGTCATTGCGGGATGTCCTTTTCGGAAGGATTGGGGCAGGACAGTTGCACCGCTGCGGGCGGGAACTTCTCAGCAGCAAGGCGAGCGGTGCCATTGAAGGCACCCGGCAAGCGGGACGCTCAGGCTTGCGGTACTGCTCTACAGAACTTGTGTGGGTTCTACTTACGGAGCCGGACGGCGATCTGCATCACGAGCTTGTTGCGCTCGGACTCGAACAGCGTGGCTGACCGGTGAGCACAGCGGCAGTTCTCGTCGTCGCAATTTGGGTCGGAGCAATCAGCGCAGTTGTCGTCTTCGCACTCAAGGCAAGCACACTGGCATTGATCGTTGCGCTTGAGCTTGGAGCGGAACTCGGCGGGGCAGGAGCGGACGGAGACAGAGTTTGCAGGATAGGCGGCAAACGAGCATGGGGAGATTTCCATCAGCTCAGCGGCAAGCACCGTGCGGACGACATCTCCGCCGTCAGCGGCAGCCCACTTGTCATTCTTGCAGATGAAGCCGAAGCTCACGCCGTCAAGGTCGCCACGGTCGATGCTTTCGGCAAGATCGCTTGCAGTGGTCGTACCCGGCAGTTTGCAATCGAACTTCAGTCCATCGGCAGTGTCAGCCAGCTTCAACGTGCCTGACTTGGTGCGGCCCATAAGTAGAGCCGGGATGTGGTCGCGCAGACAAAGAACGTCTCCTGTCAGTGACTCGGCGAAAGCACCCGGCGCGATAATCTCCTGAAAGCCGCCCAAGTCGACGCTCAGCGTGTTGTAAGTGACAGTCCCGGAAATGCTGCGGGAACCGTCGTCAGCTTTGCTGACGCGCAGTTCTTTGACGTGCAGGGTACGAAGTTCTTTCTTATTCATTGCTGCTGACCTCGGCGGGTAAAAGTGCGACAGCGGCCCCAGCGTCACGGTAAATATTTATGTGGAGCGCGCGGACTGCTTTCTGTAGCTCAAGCCCTGTAATCTCGTCGGCCTTATCCGCAGTCCAACCCGCGGCCCGCTTCTCAATACTTTTCAGGTGCTCCCTGATCAGCTTGTCCGTTGCCGGGTTCCACGTATCCGTCAAGCTGAATTGAGCGCGCGCAGCGTCGATAAACACTGCGGAAATGCTCACTAATAGGGGCGTAAAGATCGCTGAAAGGCTGTCAATGCTCCGCTGTGTCCGCGCTGTGGCGCGGCCTACAGCGTCACGGAATAGCGAGATGAAAGCAGGGGCGTACTGCGAGAGAATGGCGCGCTCGCTCTGATCTGGGGTCGGGGGGGCCGAGGGGTTGACGAGGTTCTTGGCGTTCGTCATGTTGACGGGAGCCCAGAGCACATCGCCTTCCGGCCCTACAGGGTTCTCGCCCAAGTCTTCAAGAATCATGTTGGTCGTATACCAACCCCACTGCTTGCCGGTGGCAAAGCCCTGCATGGTGGTGGCGAAGTCTCCGCGCAGTCGCTCTCTCACATCGAACTGCACGAAGTAGCGGCCCGAGTTGCGCCCGGTGTCCGGGAGCAGCTTGCGGATGATTTCCTGCTCAAAGCGGCAGAGATACGGTCGCAGCGTATCGGTGACAAACTGCAAGGACTGTTGCTCATGGTTGCTATTCGACAGGCGGGATGTATCGCCAACCATGTGCGAAGGAACGCGGAACAATGCGGCAATGTCGGTGCGCTGAAACTGGCGGGTGGCAAGGAACTGGCTATCTTCGGGCGATAATCCAATCTGCTGATAAGTCCATTTACCGGGGAGAACGGCGGTACGGTTCTGATTCACGCCAGCGTTGGCTGCGGCCCAGGACTCACGGACGGATTCCTGTTGCTGCTCGTCCATATCGGACTCGCTGCTCAGCACGCCGGACGGTCTGCTCCCGTTGCCAAAGAATCGAGCGCCGAACTTCTCAGCCGCGCGGGACAACCCGATGGTTTCCCGCGCTTGCTGGATTGGTGACAGACCCTTCAGGCCATCAAAACAAAATAGTGGAACATGCAGAACATCGTCAGAGCTGAGAACGCGGGCACTTCCAAGGGTCTCACCGTCAGAAGTTTTGTAAGCGAGCGATCCGTCAGGCAAGCGAACCGGCGTGGTCTTCAGCGGGTGGAGTGGATAGAGAGCAGATGGTTGACCAGCGCCGTTGCGGACAATTTGCGCGAAACAATTTCCGGTCAGAGCCAAGCACCCGGAAAGGGTTTCCACGAATGAAAATGCCGTCATCTCCGGGTTGGGTTCGTAAGCGAGCAGGTCGTACAGCGGGGCGTCGGCTGCTTCCTGTCGTCCTTTGGGGAGCCGCTCATAAAGTTTCAACGGCAGTGATGCGATGGATTCGGCAATCGTGCGGACGCAAGCATAAACGGTCGTGACTTGCAGCGCTGATACTTCGTTGACGAGTTCGCCGGACGCTGACGGGTTACCCTGATTGATCCAAGCCCAGATGGCGGGACTGGCCAAACTAACGCTCGGGTTGTCCAGCGGGTTGCCGCCGCGCTTTTCACCCCGCAGATTTTTCAGGTAGGAGCGGATGCCCATGTTTTAGTTGCCGATCGGTTACACGTAGAATGGCTTGAAGAACTTACTTTTGGGTTTCAGCGGGACGGTGATTGCGCGCGCCAGCGCGTCGATAAGAGCTGCGATGCCGTCAATCTTTTCCCTGCATTTCGACTTGTCGGGCTTGATATTTCCGGCGGGGTCGGTAGCAACCATGACGTTGCTTGCCATCCATCGAAGTACCGCATGACCACCGTGGGCAAGATCACCGGATAGAACCAGTTCAAGCAGTCGCTTAGTAGGAGCAGAGAGAGAAGCGAAGCCTTGCCCCAGCTCTACCATTTCGAAGCCATCACCCGCGAGCTGCGTCACGATCTGTTGCGCGTTCCATCTGTCGAAAACAATCTCGCGGACGTCGTAGAGCTTACCCAGTTCGTTAATGCGGGCGCGGAGCGTGTCATAGCAAATTACGCTTCCGCTTGTCAGCGTGAATAGTTCTTGACGCGCCCAGACATCGTAAGGGACTCTATCGCGCTTGACGCGCGCTTCAATGTTGTCTTCCGGCAGAAAGAAGTACGGAAGTACCGTCCACTTTTCACCAGCAGCAGTTGGCGGAAACAAAAGCACGAGAGCTGAGACATCGGTCGTTGTGGAAAGGTCCAACCCGCCGAAACATGGACGACCCTTGAGCGCCTCTGGATCAACCGGTGTGTTGCAGGCGTCCCAGCGATCCATCGGCATCCATGCGGTGTGTGAGGATGTCCACTTGTTGAGACGCAGACGAAGGAAGCTATTTAACTCGGCGGGGCTCGCCTTCGCTTTCGCTGCGGCAGCCCTCAGTTCTTCCAGCTTGATTGTCACGCCGAGGTTGGGATTTGCTTTGACCCAGGTACTTTCAAGCTCCCAGTTATCCTCGTCATCAAGAGACGCAATCCACACGAACCAGGAATCGTCCGCGATAATCGCCTTGAGTACCTTGATGGAATAATCGTGCTGTTGAAAGAACACGCTGTTTCTGTCGAATCCAGCGGTGCTGATTGCCAGCAGTAGAGGTTGACGGCGGGCACCCGTTGCGGTGTAGAGCACGTCCCACAACATGCGGTTCTTCCAAGCGTGAACTTCATCTGCAAGGACGCCGTGTGGGTTGAGACCGTCGAGGCTATCTTCTTCGCTAGCCAACGGCTCAAACTTACTGTTCGTTTGTAGACAGTGAAGATTGTCGCGCCCGCGCTTGAGAACTTTGCCGATGCTCGGTGACTTCGCCACCATCCGCGTAGCTTCACCGTGCGTCAGCCGTGCCTGCTCTTTTTTTACAGCAACGGAGTAGACCTCCGCTCCCGGCTCACCGTCAGCAATCGTGAGATACAAAGCGATTCCGGCGGCCCACGTAGACTTACCATTTTTGCGGCCCAGCTCAACTAATGCTGTGCGGAAGCGACGGAAGCCGGTGTCAGAGTGAACCCAGCCAAACAGAATCCAGGTCAACGCTGCTTGCCACGGCTCCAGCGTGAATTGCCGGTTCGCCCACTCGCCTTTGGAGTGACGCAGGAAGCTAAAGAAATCAATGACGCGCTGCGCTCTGCTGCGGTCGAAACGGAAGCCGCGTAGATGGGCTGTTTGCAAGTCGTCCATGTGCCGCTGGCACGCGAGGCGTACCAGCTCGCCGACTACTACTTTGCCGGAAACAACATTTTCAATGTACTGCTCGGCGGGATGCACTATAGCGGCTCGGTCTGTGTCTCTTCCGGCTCGGTGATATCGTCAGCGCCGATTCCAGCCATGAACGCCTCGAACGAGTCAGCGGGTGGTGTGGGGTTAATGGACAAGCGACTGCGGCTGGCGGGGCTCAATCCAAACTCAATCAGAAACTTACGCAACAGGTCCAACGCGCTGTTGCTAATGGAAACAAACGGGCTCTGGATCGGGTAACCGGATGGAGCTTTGATCACCGCGCCGAACTTGGCGATATTTTTCTCAGCGGCAATCCAGCGCGACCACGACGCGCAATATGCGGCGAGTGCCGCGCGGTCGACCGAAGTGAGCAGGCCAAGCGTAAGAAGCTCAGCAGAGATGCGCTGCCATTCCGTTTTGGCTTCTGCGTCCAAGTGCTCGGGGCAATCGGGAATACCGGACGGCTGCGGCTCACAGTGATTTACCGCACGCTTGCCGGGGTTTCCAGCAAGCTGCTTCAGTGCGGTCGGTTTGGGTCTGCGTCCGGCCATTATGGTTTCTGAAGCACGATCATTGGTTCTGTTACTACTTCGTCAGGCATACCTCTGCCGACTCGTCGATTCATCGGGAACTCGTCAGTACGCACGTGGCGGAAACCTACAGTCTGGGCACACTCGCGGGTCCAATTAGCGAGCGGATAGGTGCGGTTGTTTATCGTCACGTCGGCGATATTGACGATGGCTGTCTTACCTGGCTTCAGCGCGGCAAACTGTAGACGCAGCATCGGGAGCAGGAAGCCGTCTCGCCATGCTTCGCCGGTAGAGTAGCGATTGCACGATTGCGTAGGCTCCGCTGAATAGAGTTCCTTGCAGAAGTAGGGCGGCGAAGTAAAGCTAAAGTCGCAGCGCCCCGCTACTACATCGTGTGGGACATCTTCTGCGGGTAGGTTGTGCAACTCTACGACATCGGCAAAGCCCAGCTCTGTGGCTAACCGAACGTTACCGGCGTGGGTGAGTGTGTTAGGGTCAATGCCGATGTATTTACCAGCGATGCCGGAAGCTAAAAACCCAACCAAACGACCACCGTAGCCAGTGGAGCTATCCAGGACGGTATCACCCGGCTTGCAGTAGGTCCTGTACAGATAACAAGCAAAGCCGGGGCGGAAGTTAGAACACGCTTGGGTGCCGCTGACGATGCTCAGTGACGAGAAGTACCCGGCTGGTATCTTGCTGTTGCCTTTCGTAAGCTCCAACGAGAGCGCGCGGCGCAGCAACTTGTCTTCGGCGAAGGCAGCGAACGGCGACTTCATCCCGTTAGCCGAGGCGTGAAAGCGGTGCGGGTGATACGTGTCAGCGACGTGATATGCAACGTCGGTATTGATTAGCGCGTCCGGGTCAGTCGTGGCAAGCTGGTTAATCTCTTGCATCGACAAGTGGAGTGGCAGCTTGCGGTAGGGGAACCCGCTGGCGCGGAAATAATCAAACGCTGCGGCGATAATCTTTTCGTCGGCGTAGACGGCAGAGGACTCTTGCTCCGTGCCGTCGCCGAGCCCACCGGTGATGTCTTGCAGCTCTTCGTCCGTAAAGTACGGTTGCAGGTCAAGCTCGGCGGCAAGCTCGCTCAATATTTCCGGGTCCCACTCCAGCCCAAGCTCAGCGGTGCGGTTGTCAGCAATCGCTAGGCCGCGTCCCTCCGGCGAGTCCAGAGATAAATCCGTGCGCTTTACGGCTACAATTTCACGCCCGCTCGTCTCAACGACGACCACGTCACGGATACCGGCTGCCGCCGCTGCCACCAGCGTCTTGTTTCCGGCAACAACGCGGTTATCACGGTCGATCAGGACGGATCGACCGGCACCGAACTGCTCAAGAGACTTGGCGACCGCTTGGCGACCGCGCTGAGTGCCTCGGTTAGCGTTCCGTGAGTCCGGTTTCAAGTCGGATAACTTCAATTGAGCGGGATACCCCCAGACTTCATTTCGCGGAATTGCGTCGGACACTGTGCAGCGGTAACCGGGCCGTTGGGGTTGTACGGATTTAGGCCCCTATCCCTTTGCTACTTGGAATCTAATGCGCTGGTCTTCCAGTCATGGCAAGGACGGCAGATGCTTTGCAGGTTCTCGTCGGCATCTGTTCCGCCCTTAGCCTTGGGAATGATGTGATCCACTGCGGATGCTGGAGTCACTCGCCCCGCCTTAAGGCAGGGCTGGCACAAATATTTATCGCGCTTCAATATCCGGGCGCGGAGAACTCGCCACGCATGGCCATAGCCCCGTTCTGCGGCTGTTGCTCGGTCGCTTGACTCCCACGGTTCGTTGGGGTGCTGCGCGCAACGTGGGCCGTCAGATAAGGCAGCGCAGCCGGGAAACATACACGTGCGTTTGGCGCGCATCGGCATGAGTTATTCCTTGGCGGCGGGCGGTGGGAATGGAATAACCTTGGCGAGCGGTTGGGCTGGAAGCGGGCTCTGCTTCAAATAATTGCGGACCGCTACAACGACGCTGGCCAGGACGACGGCAGCCAAGCGCTTGAGTCCAGCGGGGCTGGAATCGAATCCGCCAGAGATAATCACATTGATTACGGTGCCAGCGGCGGCAGCTTCGGCGCACGTGAGCAAACCCGCGACCCAGGGGTGGCAAGCGAGATATTGCTTCGCAGCGGTGTAAATGTCAGCGGCAGTCATGGTCTCGAAAGGTGGGGCCGGGAGTCACTACTTCATGCGGGTTAGCACGCTGGGGCGGTGACAGATTGCTGGCTGATTGAGGATCGTTGTCCTTCTATTGGGCGGGGCCAGCGCCGCGACTCTCGGCGGGAGGTTATTTTCCCTCCTACTTTGTACTGTTATGGAGGGGTACCACCTGTGCCATGTTTCTTTGGCAGGGGATGCAAATAAAGGCGGTAAAGGCCCCACTCTCGGCGGTAGTACAAAGTAGAGACTCTTGACGGTAGAACCCCACGGGCGACCGCAGGAACACAACCGCGTAATCCTCTGGTCAATGTTGCGCTCTGCGCTTGACGCGCGCCGCGCAACGGCGGATCGCAGTACCCCGTCCATAACAAAGGGCTGCACAGCAGTACAAACCCCTATCTCTTACGCGAGAGAGTGCGTAGACGGCAAAGCAGCAAACGAGGGCTGTCGAGGCGTAGTGAAACTGAGTCCCGCACATAACTAGCGGGTTTCCTGGCTCCGGGACGGTACTTGATCCGCCATGAGGCTTACGTCCAGGTCGAATGTCAAGGCGGCGCGGGTCGCTCAAAACTCAGGGTGACGACACTACGGGACGCTGAAAGCTCACCAGCGATGCGTGGGCACAAGGGGCAGTAAACAGACCAGAGGGACGACAAAGCAGGGAACGAACACGAGCAAGGGAGCTATATAGCACTCTTGACGAGGGATAGCCTCAAGTGTACCTGCCAGATGCTCCCCCGACGATGCACTGACAGATTGACGCATAGAAAGCTCGCGGGTAGCACCCCCAGCGCGCCTCAGTGCGGCGGAGTCATCGTTGACCGAGTGACCGAGTGAAAGACGGTGAGCGCGAACGTAGGGGGTCTCGAAATTCCCGCCAGGGAACAACCCCCGCCGAATTCGTACTGTTTCCGGCCCCGAAATCGGCATCCAGCACGAGAGTTAGTATTCTATATAGATAGCAGATGGGAGCAATCCACTTTCGGCCCGCTCCTACCCCGCTAACCCGCCGATCAGCAGTTCCAACCCATAGCGCCTTCCGAGCGCGTTCTTCGCCGCCATCCCCGGCAGCTTGAAGGAATCAATCAATGCCCCGTAAAGCAGGCACCGAGTCCCTAACTCTAATCGAGCGCATTCAAGCCCGCACCGTTCACGACCCCGTTACTGGCTGCGACATCTGGCAGGGCGGAACTTCAGCACAAGGCAACTACCCAACCGTTCTCGACGGCGACCGCGTTGTGTACTGCCACCGCGCAATCTACGAACACGCGCGCGGCCCAATCCCTGAGACGCCGCCGGTCGACGGCAGCCATCGGTACGAGATTCACCACAACCACTTCAACTGCGGCGCTCATGCCGACAAGCGCTGCCTGAATGTTAACCACATGCTTCTGCTGTCTTCGCGCGCTCACGCCAAGCTGCACGCCGAGCAGCGCGCCCAAGCGCGCGCAGCGAAGGCGGGTAAGTCCCAGAAGTCGGCAGCATAAATATTCCCGGCACGTTGCGCTGTTTCGCGACAGTACAAAGTAGCTGCTATTAGCCCCACCCTCCGCGCCTCCCTGAAGGCCAACCGCGTTGCAAGTCTCGCGCCGCTCCCGGAGATACATGACCGCTGACACTCTGCTAGACCGATACCTACCCCTTGCCTACCGTCTCGCTGCTTCCTTTGCCAGCCGCTACCGGCTTGATACCGATGATGCTAAGTCAGAAGCTGGTGTGTGTTTGGCGCTATGGGCTCCCAATCTTGACGCGCTCCCGCCAGAGAACTATGTCGTACATCAAGTCAACTGGTATCTCGGGAACTGGGCAAGGAAAGAACTCCGCCACAGGCTGCTATCTCTCGACGATCCACTGATTGACGAAGAAGGCTATAACGTCACGAAAGCTGACATCCTCCCTGACCCTACCCCGTCACAGGAACAGCAAGTTATCAATGCCGACCTACAGCGGCACGTAATCTCTGCCCTTGAGAAGCTGCCGACGGAGCAGCGGCAGTTGTTATCAAAGCACTTCCTAGAAGAGCAATCTTTCGCTGCTGTTGGGGCCGCGCTGGGTTGTTCGATAACTACCGTGAAGCGCAAGACAGATGCCGCGCTTGATCGTCTCCGCGAGGTGATCTGATGAACCCCGTCAAACGTCTTGCGCTTGCTGTCCTACTCCGCGGCCTAACAACGCCTAACTGGCGTGTCACCAACCCTCAGCAGTATTCATTGTGGCTCGCAGCTTCCGGTATGCCGGAAGACCACGCGGCAAAGATTGATCCAGCAGAAGCGGGCAAGCTGTACGCCGCTCTGGAGCGCGTATTCAGCCAGCCCCAGAGAAAGTCGTGAACTGTGTAGTGGCTAGCGGTATGACGCCGCGGGCGTGCGCCTCGGCGCACGCCGCTGGCCGCTGGAATATGGAAGAGAGGATCATGGAGAAAGCCCCTACGCCATACAGTGATGCTGTCGGTAAGTTCAATGAGCTTGTCGGCAAGAAAGCGGAGCGAGTCAAAGTACCGAAGTCGAAGCAAGCCCTCGTCCACCGCATCGGCGTATTCTCCGACTTTCACGCACCGCACCACGACATCGCAGCGATAAGTAAAGCGTTGCAGGATGCGTCACGGCGAGGCGTGACACAAGCGATTCTCGCCGGGGATATCGGCGACGGGTATGCTTTCAGTCGCTTCCTGCACACGAAGCCAGCGCCCCCGGAGGAAGAGCTGGCGGCAATCGCAGCGATACTCAGAATCTTCAGTGAGTCCTTCGCCGCAGTGTGGGTAATCAAGGGCAATCACGATGTGCGAGCGATGAAATATTTCGCTCGCACGTTGCCGCCAGAGTTTTTGCCACTCGTGCAGCATGATCTATTGAAGCTAGCGGCTGCCGATCTGCCGAATGTCAGCTTCCCATCTGTCGCAATCGGAGGCCAGGAGTTGACGTGGCTATGCCAGATAGGCGACCTGATCGTGGGCCACCCAGAGACACACTCCATTGTTCCCGGCAAAGCTCCCGATAAGTTCTGCGACTGGTTGCTGCGCTATGAGCGGCGCGGCCTGCTTCCACGCTTCAACGTGGTTGCTATGGGTCATACGCATCAAGCGGGCGGTCCGCTGTACCGCGCGGATGGAGTCGCACTGTACGAAACAGGATGCTTGTGCAAGCTCCAGGACTATTCCGTGCAACCGGACATCAGGTACAGGCCGCAGACACAAGCGTATCTCTACGTTGAGCAGCGCGACGGCTTAACCGACGTGAACCAGTCGCAGCTCGTGAGGTTGTAACTCTGCTTGACGGTATGTGTAGCCTACGCTCGTTATCAAAGGCCAAACGATTATGAAAGGGAAACTAGAACTATGAATCATGAAGACGTAGAAGACTCGCCAACGACGGTGATCTGCCCGACCTGCTTCGCCCTTGTGGGTCGGCCATGTATCGGAATGCCAGCGCCAAACTCAATTGACAAGCCACGTATCAGGCTCCTGCAAACAAATCACCACGACCGCTACTGGCTCTGGCGGCGCTGCCGCCGCAAGTCGGGGTTATATCGCGACACGATCAATGTTTATCATCTGTCAAGGTTTCGCAAAGACCCAGAAATATACTGGCGTTATCTCGGGAACAAAGACAGCCCAGAGACGTGGGAGCGTCGCGTCCGGGGCGCAGAATAGCCCGTGCTCCCGGAGACAGGAAACATGACAAAGAAACAGAAGGCCGAACTGCTGGGATTATTGCTCGATCTGCGCGACGCCTGTCAGCGGTCGCGCATTGAGTTGGAAGCACTGTTGCAGTCGATGGCACCAGCTCGCAACGTGATAAAATAGTGGTGTTCGGTCCCGCCCGGGATCGGCAAGATCAAAGGCAACCCAAGACCCTTCGGGTCGAGATTGCCGGGACTTTGCGGCGCGGGAATCAACTCCCCGGATCACTGCTGCATTGATGAGGTTGGGCGCAGTATGGGCGCGCCCCATTGTAACCGGCGACCCACAGAGCAGCCGGCATGATATCCCGAATCTACAATCGGGTTATTTCCAGTGGCCGCAATTCCTATTCGTTCGGCCTCGCCGAGTCCGTTACAGACTCCGGTTTATTACACCGTTGATGAAGTAGCGTCCATGTTGCGCATCGGCAGGGATACCGTGATTCGCCGCTTTGCGGGCATGCCGGGCGTTCTGATCTTCGGCAACGCTGAGACTGTCCGAGGGCGGCGAAAATATCGCCAGCTTCGGATTCCGGATTCCGTCTTGCGTCGTTACCTCAACCGCTGCGCTGTGAAGTAAATCAGCAGCAATAAGAAAGCCCCGGCTCATCACCGGGGCTACTCTTTTGCTCGTGACTCGACTTCTAGCCCTCACGCTCCGATACGTCATTCCTCGCTTTGTCGTGCAGAGCGCGCTCCAAGTCCGCGATCTTATCATTGGCAGCCTGAAGCTGCATGGCGAGCTTAGAATACCCCTTGATTAGTTTGTTATGCTTCGCCTTAATGTCCCTCAGCTTCGCCTTGGTAGCTTCAAGCTCCTCTCGCTGTTCGTCAAACTTCAGTCTTAGGAATTGCGCATAAATAACTTGTACATGTAGCGAATGTATTGTAGTCTAACTGCATGAAGCGGAATGGACTAGTAGGAGCGGTTCGCGAAAAGTACGAATCACTGCGCAGGGTGCTGTCGGA